TCAAGTTAACCTTTGAAGTTCCAGCATCCAAGGTGCTTCCTCATAGCTTTTCTTTTCATCTAAATCAATTTTAAACATTGCTTTATAGACTGAGTTAAGGTCTACAATATATTGTCCTTTATCAAGCAGCTCTATCTTTGACTGAACACTTTTGCCATTGTAAGGCTTATTATCACCAATCATTATTCTGTTAGGCTTTGGGTGAACAATTTCATCTCTAAGTTTGAAAATTTCTTTTATTTTCTTAATTGCTGAGCCATCAAGACTTTTGTTTGTTTTTAGGTGAGGATAAATCTTCCACTTATTTAGTGTCGAAAGGTTTTTCTCAAAGTCATTATGGAAAGGGATATTATACCTAATCGCATAGAAGTTTATATATGCCTCTAGTGATAATGCACCATAAACTACTAAATTGTTCATACTTAACCTATTTTCATAAAGGATATTCAACTCATTATCAGTTAGTTCTTTACCTTTGTTAAAGAGTGGCTTTATTTTTGGTGCGTACGCCTGAAGCTTTTCAAAAGCCATTATTGAAAATTTGTAATATAACTCATGAGGAGTTTCTAATACCGCTTTCTCTCCAGCATGTTCCACTACTACTCCACTTAACATTTTCTACTCCTGACCTAATTAATCGATAAATTCTTCAAACGCACATAGTTATGACTAGTTAGCTAACTCTTTCTATACAGCGACTGTCCGTATTTTATGATCAAATAATGCCTTCTTTCTTTTTAGGCTTCAACTATAAATCAATAGGTTAGCAACAGAGAGAGAGTGGGTTAGATCGTTCTTATAACCTTATAGGTGCTTGGCAAAATCACGTTTTCTGTCATTACTCTACTCTCTTATCCGTATTCCTTCCTAGCTTAAGCACCTGAACAGTTTCGAAAAAATCTAATTACTATCAGATTGGCGTCAAGCCTTGCTTTGCCTAGCTTCACCGCCAAGAAAAGAGATCTTTCACTTTATACACTAGATCGTTAAAAGTCTGACAAAAAACACCACAACACATTAATATTCAATAAGTTACGAACAAAACCAAGATCCTTACAGATCGTCATTATTGCAATTTATCTAAAAAAAACGCAATTGTTGAAATTCTATTTGACGCAATATAGGCCCTTTTCAGCAGCATTTCACCTCACTCAAAGTCCTTACAGCAAAAGGCTTTAGCACGTGCTCTACGCTTCACCTAACCCTGTAGATTTTCACCAAATCAAAATTGCGAAAAAACCAGATCGAAAACGTCGTAGGTGGGGAGGAGGAGTGCGGATTCCGTCACCTGATTACTCCTTTCCGTGGCGTTAGGCTGTAGCTATGCCATTGGGCTTTAGATATAAGAAAAGCGCCCGTGGTGGGCGCTTGGTGATGATATGGTATGTGTTTAGGTGACTTTGTAGTTTCCAGCTGAGCTGCCGCTTGTTACTGGCACTTGGGCATTCTGAGTAATCTCGTCCACTACTGCGTTAGCAATGGCTTCTGCCATCTTCCCTGCCATAGCGAATTCACCTTCAAGAACAAAGCCCTGTGCTTTCAATTCGTTTTCTAACTTCTCTTTCAGTGATGCTTTGCTTAGTGCCATCTTACTTACCTGCAAATACGGTGGTTGATACGTCTACATGTGGTTTACCCATAAACGGGCAAATGCTTGCACCTGTGCATACTCCTTTACCACCATTCATCTTTATTGAGTCCGCATTCTCGGTGATATTCTTAGCCGTGGTTGCCTTATTACCTTTGACGGTTTCCGTGTGGTCACCTTCAATTTCGGCTAAACGGTTTTCCAGTACTTTGATGCGTTGGTTAAGACATTCTAGCTTGTCGTCTTTATCTGTCTTTCGCTCAAAGTTTCCGTCTTGGTCTACCAGGTGGTAAACACCTTCACGTTGTTGGTATCGGCTTTCACCTTCTTTGATACCAGGTAACTTGAAGCCAAGTGGAAGAACGCAACGAACAAAAGGCTTGTCCGGTTGCCCAAACATAAAGCCTAACTCTACAATGCTACCAATTGCAGGTGGTTCCAGACGGCCAGCATGATCACCAAGACCAGGCACCGGAAGTGGTACCGCCTGCAGTGGTGGTTTGTCTTCGTATTCCATGCCCTTTTCATCAAGTAGCTGAACATCCACGGCATAATGAGGATAAAAGCGATCAGATAAGTCACCCTCTTCTGGTAGTTCTGGCAATGCGACAACCTTTCCCCACCTTGGCAAGTGCCACTGGCCTGTAAACTCTGGGAACAACCGGAAGATAATGCGCCTAATAACATTCACATCCATGTTAGCTTTGCCTCCGTTCCTTCAAACTCTACACCAATTAATCGAAGTCCATTCACGACAACACCTGGCTTCAATTTTGGAATAGCCGGTATCTTTACTGACTTGTTGGCTGTGTGGTTTGTCATTAGTTCATTAGGTATGGTGACGGGCTTATCTGCCCAGAACGAATCTTTCCAGCTGCCTACGTAAATTTGCCCGTTGCCTTGTTGCTGCCAGAACAAGCCATCAATGCTGAACGCTTGAGCTAATTCGTCTATGACTCGATAGCCGTTGCCATCGCTATAAAAACAAGGAATGGCCGTTTTGCTGTAGGCTTTTTCTGGTACCACAAATTGAAGACCCGTTTTATTGGTGACTTCGCTAAGCAGCTGCATAAGTGTTGGGTGGCGCATAATGATGTTAAGTGGCTTGTAGAGTATCGCCGCTAATTCGCGGCAGAATACTTTCGACCAACCTTTTTCGGCTGGCTGAACTCGTTCGATGTAACCAAGAAAGACTCGCGTAATATCATCGCCCCAACCTAAATCCACAGCGATGATAGTACTTAGCTCCGGACTTCCTTCAACTGAGAGTTCACAACGACCTGGTGTGTTTTCACTAAAGACTATGCGATGGCTTTTCACCTTGGCTTTGTCTTTACCAAGGTAAGCGCGGCAAAGAAACTTGTTGTTTGTTGTCATACGTCACCACTAAGCCAAGGCATTATCGACAGCTTTGAGCACCTTCATCACACCAGTAAGTTCAACTTCTGTATCTGGCGGGACATCACCACTTTGTCCAGCTTCAACCGGAGTATTCACACCTTGCACTTTTTGCTGTGCGGCAGGTTTATCCGGTTGGCGTTGTTCCACTCGCTCTGGTACCGATAAGTGCTCAACAAGTTCGAATGAAACGCTCCATTGCCGATGAGAATCTTGCTCATCGGCACGAACTGCACCTTGGAATTTCACTTGGCGAATTTTCAAGGCTTCTGCCGTTTTATTGCTAATGCGGTAGATTTGGCGAGCATCGTTTTCTTGAGCTTCTGCCATGCTGAACAGGTTGGTTAATAGTTGTTTCTTAGTGAATGGAATCACGCCTTTCACGGTCAGAATTTTACCTTTGCTGCCTGTTTCCGCTTGGTCGGTAGCCGAGGTCTGGCCGGACATATCCTGTCCGGCCAATTGCTGACGAACGCTAATGCGTAGGTTCTTTAATGGGAGCTGAGTGCCGTTTAGGGTTAACATTTTTCTTTACCCGTAATTGTCAAATTAAATTCTAGCAATCATCACCTTCTATTAGGGCTTCACTTTTCAAGAAATTGTAAACAACTTCTGTGAGTGCAGTACCAAGAGCTATTGATTGCTCTTGTGACATTTGAACAGGATATCCATTTAGGCAGTCAAACTCTCTTCCTGCAGATTCTAGAATTGATATTTGAACACCATCTTTATTACCACTAATAGCACCGATCTTTTTGTAAGGTAGAACGATTCCTTTTGTTTCTTTCTTGTCATTTAAAATAGCCATTTAAAACCTCATTATAGTTGTGCTACTGCTTGCCAATTAGCTATCGTTGGAACAGATGAGCTATTATGAACACTGAAGCTAGTTTTTGTTTCTGACGATATTGTCAAAGACCCATCTCTTGACGTGGCCCCCACATGTATTGCAGTTACTTTTGGTATGTTCGTAAACGGCAGTGGGAAATTAACGGTAATTGCTTGACCTGGGTTTATTACACCACTAACGCCAACTTGTATCTCTGGAATGCTGATACCAGATGAATGTGTTATCTTTCCACTCTTTATTTTCACAGACTTTTGGACACTATTATCATTAATGATATTGCCGCCAATAATCGTCGCAGGCAAACCTGATATTTTAATATTACCAAGCTCACAGTTAATGAGTGTTGTTTGACTCCCAGTACCTGGCCCCTCAATACACAAATCTTGGAATGTTCCATCTGATTGTTTTGAGATACAACCGATAAATGTATTGAAATAGGAAGGCTGAGAACCTGGTGCATCATTTGTTTTAAGGTGAATGAGGTGTGCTTTCTTAGAAACAGTATCGTCACAAAAAATTAGTGTAAACGTACTATTTTTTATTGACTCACATAATATTGCACCACCATTACCGCAAACCTCAAAGATCAACCGTTTAAAATCATGAGCTCCGCTTGTTGCCCCACCACTCCCATCAGATACTACTAACATTGGAACTAGTGCTTCATTGTTGGAATTTACAAACCAATCAGACCATTCATTGTTGAACTGTGAACCTCCAGGTTCAGATATGAACTTACAAGGGGGTATCTTCTGCCCAACAGCTGCTGTTCCATAATAGTGCCTAAATGAGCAATTATTTATTGACCTTGCAGTTATATTAATAAACCCAGTATTTTTATTTTTTAAATTCCAATCGATCTCATAAATTTTACATTCTGACACGCTGTTGGTTGATGAGAAGAATGCACCTGCATATTCATCAACCTGTCTAAATGAAAAGTTCGTTATATCTAGCCCTGTTGCTGTTCCAGAACCAGCAATAATAAACATAGGTGTTGTTTTATTATTCTTTAGTATGGTAGCCCCAGTACCTACTGAGCTTCTTTGCTTTCCAACGCCTTTGATTGTAAGCCCTTGGTACTTAGTGTTAATCAAAACTCCTGAAAATTGCCCAGTGTTCTCTGGGAACTGTCCAGATGCATGACTAATTCCTAGATAATTTACCCATGCCTGCACAGCATCACTATCATCTGTTGAATCATTCCACTCAGCTCCAAACGCTCTAACATCAATACCAGATATTGGCATCTCCCAATATTTCCGTATTGCTAAATAGACATCATCATCGCCAACAGTGGCGCTATATGGAGCTGTGCTAAGATTAATATTTGATAAAACACCCGTTAATGGCGTTTTCGAGCCATCTTTTTTTACCAATGCAAATTGTGTAATAACAGGGAAGTTACCACCAAACAACCGAATATATGAGTAACCTGTTAAGTCATCGCCATCTTCAGCTTTATCTGTCGGTGAAATTGGCCATATATTACCTCCCAACTGGGAATCTCCATCGTTCGAAGTAGTATTAGCATATCGTTTGCTATCTCCCTCAGGTCTCAAATCACTCACAGAACCATCACCCAACACCTGCGCTATCTTGCAAACAAAGTGCTTCACCCCATTGGCGTCGGTGTAGTCGTCTTTCTCTTCTGCAGACACAACAAAGTTGAACAACGTAACTTGCTCACCTGTTGGCGTTCCTTCGCGGTGCGCATCGATATAAATGAAAGATGGCTTATTAGGTACTTGAATGCTGCGATCAAATTCAAGGGCGACACGGTTTCCCGACACATAGCCGGCACCCGCTTTGATGTTGAATGCACTAGCTTGAGGCGTTACCAAGAAACCGTCTTCGATAAACCAATCTTTGCCGTTTTGGTCGATGATGGCTTGGGCTACATCATCGTCCATTTTCTTCATACGTGGCGTTGCGTTGTACTGCCAAGTTGATGCATCTACCGTAATGTTGGTGATTTCAGCAATGTCTTTGTATTCAAGAACTACTGAACGCACTAACGTATTACCTGAAACACCTGGTTCGTCTACCGTCTTAGGTGTTAGCGCGTGATGATCAATCGTGACCAATACGCCATATTCAGAACAGTAAGCGCCCGTCCAGTTAAACTCAAACGGCCCTTCTTGACTGGTGAGTGTGGTGCTGTAGATCACCGAGTCAACAGAAAGGCGACCGCGCTGTTCAACTGCAGCTTCATGAACTACATCATTGCTTGGTACCACATCATCAGACTGTGGGTATTCTGGGCGGTTTGGTACGTTGGCAAAAATCATCTTGTCGATAACAAGCGCTTTTTCTTCTGCGTTAAGCTGTGCCAATAGCGCCTTACCTGCGGCGGTTAAAATAGACTTATCTGTTACGTTTGCCATTTTTTATAATTCCTTAGCCTTTCGCAGTGGCTTGGTAATATTCACAATCGACATTGAACATGTTCGGTAACATGCCAACGTTTATCCGTGTCTTAACGTGTGACGTTGAGTATTGCGCCTCGATGTTCTTACTTCGCGCAGCCAACGGCATTTCGACATAACTGGTGTATTGGTAACGACGACAAGTACGCCCATACTGGCGAACCACCGTGTCTAATAATTTCGGTACCTTGGTTAAGTCACCATCTCGAATCTTCAGGCTGATCACATCCCAATCGACGTTCACTAACCTTTCATCTTGGGTAATGTGCGGATAGCCGAGTTTTTCAAACATCTCCTCCCATCCGGACACTGAGCCAGCATCACGAGAAAACCCATAAGCATGAGCCACACGAATTCGAAACAGGTATTCGGGCTCTTGGCCTAGCTTTTCCACTCCACGCTGCCAAGCCAGAATGTTGACCAAAGCAATTGGGGCGGTCAGTGGGTCATGTTGTTGCAACGGCATTTCAAATGCAGCTTTCACATGTTCCCAATAGTTGCGTAGCGCTCGGGCGAACTTGGCGAGTTCGCCTCTACCCATCCAGTAACGCAGGTTTATCTCAGGTATTTTCAATGGATACCTCCAACGTCTGAATGCGTGGCACCGTTAGGTTGTTAATGATGTCGGCGTTATCGAATTCGAGTGATTCAATCTGTGCAAACTGGCCGTGTAGCTCTTGGCCTAATTTGGAGAAGCTAAATCGCAACACTGGATTAGTAACTGTTGGCGAATAATCGGTGTTCTCGCGGAATGCCGCGCCAATGAACTTTTCAACAGCCGCTTTTAACTGGGTGCGCTCATCCATCGTGAGTGAGCGAAGCGGCCACACATGGCAAACAATATCGGCTTGCGTTTCTGGCATCGCCATCACCTGTAGATCATCACCATGGCCGTGTTGCCCTTGGTTGCGAATATAGGTGTTTAAGTCGGTGAGCATTTCCGGTGATGGTTCACCCGTATCAAGCAGAATGTAAGCGTTCGCGGTACCAGGCCCACGTGGAGCGTTATGCTCGAAATACACGTTATCTTCGTTAATGCCTGCGCGACTGGTCAGCAATGAACGATAAGCCGCATCAATGTGCCATTTAGCAACCGCGCTCCACTGGTTGCGAATACGTAAGCGAAGCTCATCGTTGCTTTCTTTGTCGGCACCTGCAGCGGTTAGCCATTCGGCTGGGTTCGTCGCTGCTGCAATACCTGGTATCGCAGTAGGCAAAATATGGTAGTAACCTTCACCAAGGTTGTAGGCAGCACCTTCACTTTCCGCGTCAACATCGACCATTACCATGGTTTCATTTTCTGGCAATGTGGTATCAGCTAGCACACGAACGCGGTAGATATTGCCGTTAATGGGTTCGGTCTGAATCCACGTATCTTTTGGAATGACTAACGCTGGCCCTTTCGCTGCTGCACGTTGGAAGGCGATCAAACCTTTGGCTTTAGTTGCTTCTTTACGAGTGAGTTTGCACTGCCATGCAAGCAGGTCTAGCCATTGGTCTACAGCGGTTGCAACAAACATGTTCGGTAGAACGTAGCCCACCAATAATGTATTGATGAGCCACAAGGTCACTTGTACCACTGCCGATTCAATCAAGCGCCAGAACGGTGAGAAAAGCGAGTCGTTAGAGATAATGCACTCTTCCTTTTCCATTTCCTCTTTCAGCACTTTTTTCCAACTGGCTGCATCGGTAGGGATACCGGATTGCTTTACCAGTTCGGCGTAATCTGGCTTAGGAATATCAGACATTGGTTGTCTCCGAAGTTTTTATATCAAGAGTTACATCGCCAAAGTCTGCAGTCGTGGCGAAAACATAAATCGTGCCTTCTGTCGGTTCTTCTAATCTCACAGTACCCGGCACTAGGCGAACATCTTCTTCAACCAACAATTCCAACTTGGTGCGAATATCCGCTTTCTTTGATGGGCTGCGCTCTGCAATGAGATCAACCGCTAAATTGCTTTCAATGATGGCGTGTTTAATGTCTTGGGCGATCACTGCTCGGTCTTGAATCAATACAGGGTTTCGGCCTGCATCGAGTACCACGTCACCGTTTTCAATTAGGATGTCTTGATAGATATAATCCGCCATTAGCCTGCCGCAAATTCAAGTTCTGTATGCATGTCCTGTGGATTGTTCATCTGCTGAACATACATATTAATTTCGCCGTAACTAGTTGAACTGTTTTGGTAACTAGCAATATTCTTGGCCGCGCCACCTGGTTGAACTTGTGCGTAAGGTGTCGCGCTTTGGACTGACTTAGATTTCACCGGTGCCGTTTCATCATCACTGCCGAAACCTGGTAGCCAATCAACGAGCCCTTTCAAGTTTTCCCAAATACCCGCTAACTGATCAGTGAACCAGCTAAATACGCTTCCAAAGATGTTGCGCATCGAGTCGGCCATTTGCCCAATGAAAGCAAATCCACTGGTATCGGTGAAGCCACTCACCACCCATTGCCAACCGGCAGATAGGAATTGGAATAACTTACTGAACACACCTATAACGAGAGATACACCTGACACGATTGCGGTAAGAACATAGGAAACAAATTGGATTCCTCCGGTGATCAAGTTAGAGAACACTCCAATTCCGACCTCTGCTAAAACTTTTATCACTTCAAAAAGCGCAACGCCTACCCACTTAAATAATGGAAATAGAGGTTCAATTGCTTGATATAAAAAGCCAAAGGAACCTCGCAGCATTGCAATTCCATTTTCCAACGCCTTAAACATCGCGGTGTCTCCGAACGCAGCCTTTACTTTGTCCCAATAAACGATCAACCCCACAACAGCACCAATAGCTAAACCAATTCCCGTAACTATCAGCGTGATTGGGCTCATTAAGATACTTAACGCTCCCGCAACTACAGTAAGTAGGCCACCTGCTGCAACCAACCCCAACATGGCAACAGCGGCATATCCCACATATTTCGTGATGTTGGGAAAAAGCTCAGTCCATCGAATAATTTCCATCGCGCCATCGGCTAGGTTTGAAACCACTGGTAATAGAGCAGGCAGCAACGCTGCACCAAAAGCCGTCCGCACTGCAAACACGCCTTGTTCGAGTCGTTCCCACTGGTCGGTCATGGTGTGCGCCATGTCTCTCGCTTCTTTCAGCCCCGATACGTCTTGCAATTGCTTGATTGACTTATTTAGTCCATCAGTTTCATTCATCATATTCATAATGAAATTAACTGCTTGCTGACCTCCAAATGCTTCTTTTAGCTCAGCCTGTTCTGAAAGTTCGAGTGTGTCCCCATACAGAGTTTTCAGTTGCCCCATGATGTCTATTACAGACTTCATGCTTCCATCTTGATTTTGAAAGGCAACTTTATGACCAAGCTTGCCCTGAGCTTTAGCTACACCTTGAAGGAAAGAAGAGTATTGTGTACCAGCCCTAGAACCCGACTGAGTTATAGCTTGCAACGTACCCAACACTGCAAACTGCTCTTCCATCGCAATATTGTTTTTCGTACCGATGCTCTGAAAGTTCTGAAAGGCTGCAGCCATTTCCTTACCTTCCGTATTGAACATTTTCACAACAGTTGCTGTTTGACCTGCGAGTTTTTGCGCCCATGCGACATTACCCATTTGCACAGCATCATCGTTAAAGATTTTGTGCATCTGCCCCATGTAACCTGTGATGGTCTCAGTATCTGCTTTTGTTGCAGCTGCCAGAACGCCAGAAATATGGGTAAGCTCTGAAAGTTCATTGCCTTTCAGAGACGAAATCGCTGATTGAATTTTGTAACTTGAATCCACAAACTCAGTGGCCGACTTGCCATATTCGACGGAAAACTTCATCGCTGTTTGAGCTAGGGTTTGCAGCTGATCATCAGCAACACCAAGTGATTTAACTTCACCTAGCTTTCGGTCCATTTCAATGGCTGGCATCAAGGCTTGTTGTAATGCGAAGCCAGCACCCACCATGCCTGCCGCACCCGCCATCATGGTATGAGTACCTTGACGATAGGTGTTGGTGACATCGGTCATTTGTCGTTGAATATTGCCCAGAGGTTTTGAAATCTGGTCAATGAGTCCAACTTGAAATCTGAGTGCTTCTGGTAACATCAACAATTCTCTACTTACTTTGCGAACTGAGGCTTAGTGGTTAACCGCCAAAGGCTTTGGCTACACCGCTAGCGGTGACGGCTTGCATGTTTTCCCAATGGTTCTTCTCTAACCAAATCGCATAAGCTAGGTTCTGATCAGTATCCGGTTCATTAGGTAGCCACTTTCGCCGCCACGCATACATTTTTTGCCTGTCGCTACTATCAATGGCAGCGACAAGCCCATCTATTTTTTTACCGAGATGGAAAGCTTAGGCGTGTACTCCTTTAGAAGTGCGCCATAAATCTGCGTTGCAGCACCCGCGTTCTGCTTAGTAATTTTTCGCAAGGCTTCTTTTGAACCTTCGCTAACACAGCTCATCAAGAAGTTGTGTGCAGCACTGCTGATATCACCTTGCATGGTGGTATTCTGTGCTTCATCGTACTCGGCTGGCGTTGGTTTGAATTCAAGTTCGTCTTCACCAACGTTTAAAATGATTGTTTGTGTCATGCTGCTTCTCGCTCTGTTTTATCTAACTTTGCATCTAGACGGTCGAACCGTCCGTTAATTGATTCTTTCAAGTCGTCTACGGCTTCCCGCAGTTCGTGTTTGGTGGCGTACTTTTCTGCTACATCACCGCGTTGTCGCTCTATTGCCAGTTCACAATCATGGATACGGCGGTCATGGTCTCGGGCTGTGGTTTGCCCTTTATCCGTTCTGCCAAATACCAGATTGATAATGGTGATGACCAACGCAATAATCGCCACTCCCACCGATAACCATGATGAGTCCATCGCTATTCCTTCTGTGGGATTTCCTTCAAGCGTTTGCCCTGAAGTGCTGCAATGATGTCGTCAACTGTTTCTTGAAGAACATCATTTGTGCTTAAGCCTTTTAGTGTTTCCAAGCCCCACACCACCAAGCGAGTCGCAAAGCGTTCAAGAATGATTTTCCAACCGATTTGAAAGAACAGGCCTTTCAAAACTTCGAGTAAGGTTTTGCCGATAATTCCAGTTAAAAAGCTCATTAATCTTCTCCAACCATGGATTTGTATGCGTTGAGGTAATCCGCTTCAGTAGCCTTACCTACGTGAGTGTTCCAATACTTTTTGGCGTATCGCGCAAGCCCTTCCAAATCATCCGCTTCGGGCAGAGCTTCTGGGAACCGAATCAAGTTCAACCGTGCAGTAGCAACCGCAAACTGAGGGGAAATCACCATATAATCCGCATCGCTTTCACAAATAGGATCAGCACCAACAGGCCCAAACATAGATAAAGCATCCAGCAAGTGAGGGCGCGATTTGCCTAACCACTCAATCAACCATCGGAATGTCGCTGGCTCCATCTGGGTAAAACCAAGAGCAGGACCACGAACCTGTTTTGAATAGGTCAACTTTCCAGACTCATGAGCCACAATCATCAAAATCAGATTGATAGCGGCTTGCGTGTTCATTTTTCCGTGTCCGCCTGTTGCCATATCTAAATGGTCAAGAACAGGCTTAATCACATGCTCAACAAAGAGCTTTCCTAGTTTCATCGCGTCATTCTCTCCATGTCGCTTTGGCACTGGGTGCAATATTGGCACCCTGGTACTTTTTGGCGGCGTTCTTCGGGTATTGGGTCGCCACATTCGCCGCATTCCTGTGCGCTTTCCCGTTGTTCAATTCGCTTAGCCCTTGCCAGTTGGTTGGCAAGCGCCACTTCTGTGAATTGGGTTTCAAGGCCACTGGCATGGTCGATAACATCAGACATCACGCCCCCTTCTTACTGCACCAAGTCTTCGGTTTCATCTGAGCGCAAGTATGGAACACCGTTAATATTCACAAAATCTGGGCTTGTTACTTCAAACGGCAGTTTGTGAACCAGTGCGCTACCACCGTTAGAATCCACATCGAGCAAATCAGAAATTTTGATTCGACAACCAAAGGCTTCTACTTTCAGCTCATCTTTATCAATCTTGCCGTAGAACAGAGCGTCAAAGGCAGGCAGACCACGCCAAGAACCGGCTTGTTTTGCGGCTTTGCTCAACTGGTTAAACTGCTGCGTTGTGAGCTCCATTTCACCACTTGCTTCTACATCACCATCGACATAACCATCTGGCACACCAGAGGTTTTATTCACGGCGGAATTGTCGGTAATAGATAAGGTGACTTTTTGCGCTTTCAACTTGTAGTCGCCCATTGAAAAGTGCATGTTCTTGCCAGAAATACGCATGCTCATTGGTTATGCCTCCGAATCTGCAGGGTTAGAGAGATCAAGCCCAATGTTGACCACAATGTGTTTCGGGCAGTTATGAGGGCGAACCATTAAGCCAATGTTTACTTTGGTTTTAGTCATCCACTGAATTGACACATCTTCATCGCGTGGTGGCATGATTTCACCAGGGAACGGAATGCCGCCAATCTCAGTGGTCTTCGACATGTCGCGCATGTCTTTACTGAAGTAAGTGCGGTTGAGCTCGATACTTGGTGGTGTTGAATTAAGAATGCGGTCAGCAATACGACGAATCGCTTTAATTCGAACGCGGCGATTCAGTTTGTGAACGGGGCGAACATATTCAAGGTATTGATAGTCTCCGCCTTTCGCTTCCAGCGTGGTGGCATCTGTCCAGTAAACGCCTTCCATATCGGCGTACCACTGGGGCAGTGAATAACGCGCATCGGCTAGCGCTGAAATAGTGCTCATTTCAAGTGGTTTACCTGCGCTATCCACTGGCATTTCACCAAGACCTAATAGACTTCCCGTTGCGACTCGCATTGGGCTATCGGCTACGGTGACAGCGCGATCACATAAGCGACCACCAAGCACACCGACATTATTGCCGTTAAGCATTGGCACTGGCGTGACCATATTTGCTGCCACATCTTTCACTAGGGCTAGCATGGCTGTTTCATAGTCCGACCACGTTTGGGTATCTGCATCAATACCAGCACACGCAGCAAGGAAGAACACCCAACGACCAAGTTTGCTCGTTAGCTCTGTTGCTTTGTCTTGCACCGTTGTGAACTCGGCTTTGTCGGCCACAACGTCAACAATACAAATACCTTCGAAAGAGTCGGTAAGATTGGCAGTATCTACAGCGTCTTCCCAAGAGTCACCATCTGCCAAACCGAAGATGGCACCCGTCCAGTTTTGTTTACCATTGAGCTGCGCAGCTTTGACGTTTGCGCCTAGCGCATCATCAGCGACCACTTCATCAAGGTTGGTCATGTTGTTTACACGGGTAACTTTGCCTTGCAGTTCGGCTTTATCCGTTCGCCCGATGTAGAGCAGGTGGCGTTCAATCTCTGGAATCCCGCCTTGCCCTAAATTGAGGTTGTTTACCTCTACCTTTCCGGTTGCCATTGGTTATTTCCTCGCTTATGTTCGCGTCTTGGCCTGCTCAAAGATCTTTATGAGTTGGCGGGTTACTTCGCGTTCGTTACTGCCTAATATCTGGCGTTCTGCTAATGGGATATCCCAAGCGGTGACATTGGGCTGATTGCTCAGCTCCCGGATAATTTGCCCTGCTTGCCCATGGGTAACGGTTTCCATCAATAGACGAAGGCTTGGCTTTTTCCGTCCTTTGCCGCTTTTTCTCGGTACCGTGTAACCCAGTTCCCTTAGCTTTCGCGCTTGCCCTTTCGAGCAAGGCGCGGAATAGTCTGGTGTTCCCCATCGCTTTTGCATTTGGCGCTTGGTCATTTTTTGCTTTTGACCAACGTGATGCCTGGCTGCAATTCTTGCGGTGAGCTTGTTGCTCCAAGTTAGGTCGAGCATGTTGGCGTTTCGTACATAAGGGGTTAACCCTTTCGCCATACGGCGCATCACTTTGCCGCGCTTCTTCCCTTTTTTGGGCTGTAATGCTTGCCCGTGAATATCTTTCTGTTGCTGAATGCGTTTGCGTGTATTGGCTTTTTCCCAGCGACCAAGGGTTTTCAGTATCCAAACTCGCTTTTTGGGTGGTAGTGCTAACATGGCAAGCTTTTCTTGCATGTTGAGCACATCCCTTTTATTCGCACTAATCGTCGGTTTCATTCACCAACTCCGCTTCTTCTGCGGTGTAAATCTCTACGGCTTGAACTCGGTATTTAATTCCGCGCCAGGTAATCATTCCGGCTTCTGAATCTGGTACCAACTCGATAGGCTCCATCAGCTCAAGCTCTATGCTCACATCAGCAACTTCATTACTGATCACATCCACCGATAGCGTTGGGTCTTCTAGTTCCTGTTCGTTTCGGTCTTCTTCATGGTCACTTAACCAACAGGCAACCAGAGCTAACAAACAACGTGGATCTAATAACTGGTGAGGAAACTCCTCAACCGACACCACCGCGTTGTATTTCCAATAACAGGCGATATAGCCATCGTTTCCACGGTCTTCCCCGCTTGGCACTATCGAGCCGTTCTCTTGCCAAGCATCAATTTTGTTATCAAGCACATTGCTGTTTAGGTGGCTAACGATGTAATCCGTTAAGTGCTCCAGCTTAGTTTTGTTGTAAGCTGTTTCGCTCATATCGAAGCAATCCCATTTGCACTACGACCAAGTAACAAGCGCACGTCTTGATTGCTTTGGGTGACAAAACGTGACTCTTGTTCTGGTTCATCTGTCGCTACGCTCTCACCTTCTTTGCGGCGGTCTTGCGTGGCGAACTCTGGCAATAGGTCAGCATGAGCCAAACCATAAACCGCGCGTTTATATGCAGCTGTTTTGGCTGAGCTTAACTGTGGCGGAATATCGTCAACCAACAGGCTTGCAAGTCGTTGTTGGATATTCAGAGCCGCAATACTCACAGCTGCGGCCATAGAATCGTTGTCAAAGGTGTGAGGAATACGGCGCAATTGGCGGAATTCATCGGTTGATAAATCCGGCCAACCTTCACCAGATATGGCGGTATTGGCTGCACTGTTAACTTTTCCACCAAAGCTCATCACGATTCCCTTGTTTTTCAACGTAAGTAAATAAGTGCACCTCTAGCCACTGGGTCGACGGTATCGAGTTAGCTTATTGGCTTCTCTTACCTCACCAGCCGAGGCGCGGTGGCGTAGGAGTCTTTAAAGATTCTTGCCGTCTTTAATGGCACGAATTCGTTGTTCAATTTTCTTGATTTGGGTACCCACACCCACTTTGCTGTGCTTATCGTGGGCGTGTTGAAGCAGAGCCAAAGCCTTTTCCAACGTTTCCAAGTTGCCGATTGCTGTCGCTTGCGGTTGGCCTTCTTCATTTCGAATCAGGTATAAGCCTGCAAACTTGAACCACTTGGCGTGAACCTTTTCGTGTAAACGCCAATCTTTTTCGATCTTCTCAAACACATTGGAGAAGTAAGGTTCAATAGAGTTACCACGTTCAGACTCGCTTTCGGCCCAAGCCAGTACTTCATCAGCACAGAATGTCGGCCAGTCACGGCGGAAGTTCTCTGGCGTTGGCAAGTCACGTTCGATTGCCTTTATGCACCACTCAATTGCGGTATCCAGCTCTTTAATATCAAATAGCCAGATCACCATATTGGTGAAGATTGGGTTTTCGAACTGCTCACCACTTTCTAAGTAGGCTTGAACATACGGCTTGTATTTCGGTACCAAGATATTGCGCTTATGCTCTACACGATCAGCAATCGCATTGAAGGAACGCAAATACTTGCGGTCTTCTTCAAACTCAATCAGTTTGATGTGCAGGCTGTCGGTGTCTACACCAGAAACGGTTTCTGGCGCAGACTGGTTAGCTTGCATTTCAAGTAATTGCTTCCGCTGTTTTGCTAATGGGCTAACCATTTTTCACTCCATTAAACTGCAGGTTCTACAACGGTGACCGATTCAATTGCAGCGAACTTTTTAAGGTTGCCCACTGCGTAGCCTTCCATGCGAATATGGTTAGCCTCGAAGCGCAATTCGTCATCGTTGTTTTTCTGGCGACGCTGTTGAGTATTGGCTTGCGTAAGAACTTGAAGGTTCTTAGTGTTCGTAACCCAAAGCTGATCAGCAGGGAAGAACGGCGGTGTATATGCCTTTTTACCCGCAATGGTTTTAGCTAGCGCTTGAGCAGCTTTATGCTCTGTTGGCGAATTTGCCGCATCAAGTAAGCGGTGCTGTTCGGCTGCTACTAAATCCGAACCGACCAGCACAACAAGATCAGGGTCTTGGCGGTGTTCTGGCGCAATGGTTGTGTTGATAAGGTCTTGTGCCAACGAGTCTAGGTTCTTGTATGAGTCAGCCGCTGCACCTGTTGGGTCCAGTTTTGCAGATGCTAATACTTGGCTAGCTTTCTTCTCTTTAACAATGGTTAACCAACCTTTGTTAACGTCTTGACCTAGCGGGTTAGCATCTGGGTCTGTTGGTGTGGCAATAGAGGTACCGTTAAAACCGACACGCAGAATATCTAAAGCGAAGATGCGTGAAATCGCATTTAGCATTAGTTTAAGCCACTCGCCTTTCTTGCCAGAGTTAGCCCATTGCGTCATTGTTTCCCACAGAATGTGAGCACCAGAATCTGTTTTTGTCAGTTCGTACGTATTACCACTTTGACCCATTTCACGGCTAAAGCGACCTGATGACGTACGACCAGTGGAAAGACCATCGTTACCAACATCAACTACTTGGCCTTTAATTTGTTGAACTGGCAACAACGAGATCATGCCAAGGAATTCATGCGATTCTAGAATCGCTTGGCGCAATGCCGTTTCCATTGGTGGTGTGATATTGAAAGTACCGTAAGGGACTTCTAGCCCAGCAGCTTTGGCTACTGAAAGGCTAAATTCGGCCAGATACTTAGTTGAAACAGCATTTAGCATTAAAATACCCCTTGCATTGTGTCACTTGCACCCGAGTCACCTGGCTCTTGGCCTGGTACTTCTTGCGAAAGTTCGTTGAATTTCGTTTCTAAGCCAGTCACTTTTTCAACAAGCGGTTTAAGCTTTTCGTCTAGCGTTGCAGAGAATTGCTCTACTGTTGCACCTTCCGGTTTTACTTCCGGCGCTGGCTTTGGTTCTGGTTTTTGCAAGCCAAACTCTTCTACGAGTTCGCCTTTAAGTGCGCCAAATTTCTTATCAAATAGCGCTTCTAGTTGCTCTGGAGTCACGTCAATGTCCTCTGGTTCAGGCTCTACAGGTTTAATTGCTGGCAGTTCCCCACCAGTTTGGAAATGCTTTGCCAAGTCCGAGAAAAACTTAGATATGGGATTTGTCGTGAAGCACTCTGACACGTCTAATTCCTCAAGGTCGCTACACTCAATCTTGGTGACTTCACCTTGCTTACGTGAGAACTCAAGGCGGTCTGTTCCTGTAGATGCTGGGGAGTCAGTCACAGCTAGGCCCATTAGGTAACAGCGCCCTTCGCCCTTGTAATCTGGATTCGGTTCAATAGATGTGAATAGCTTCTGGCCGTCTTGGTTAGCATCTAGCAAATATTGGTTAGGCGTAATCTTGGCGAACAAACGCAGCTTGCCGTCTTTCTTCTCAGCTTTGAGCTCTTCGACAACACCCCAGTTCTTACCTTCAAACACGTTCCAATGAGAACGAGCATGCTCAGGCCAAATCATTGCTGTGTATTCAGAAGTTGAATACAACGATGCCATGTCTTTAATCCATGCTGCTGTAATCTGGCGACCGTCTACGGTTGCGCCTTCTGTAGCAACAATTTTCCAATCACTGGTTTTACTCATGCTTGTTGTTTGCCTAATTAAATTACGTCAAATGAATCTTATGTACGGCAAACAATACGCCTTTGAATGAGTGGTTTCAGCCACTTCAATTCCTATAAATTCGGATTTTGGCTAAATCCGAATTCATCCGAATTTCACTTAGCCATTTGAGCGTTTTCGGGGCGTATGATGCAGCTATGGCATATTCAGACGAAATAAAAGAGGCCGCGAAAAAGCTTTATTTACGCGGATTACCTCCAAAGGAAATAGCGGCGCAACTTAACCTAAATAGTGACCGCATCATTTATACCTGGGCGGAGAAATTCGGCTGGGCTTTGTTGTTGAACGAACTTTCTGTAGAGGAAATGATTAACCGCCGTTTGGCCGTGTTAATTGATAAAGACGAGAAAAGCGATCAGCAGCTTAAAGAGATGGATAAACTCATAGACCATCACGTTAAGCTGCTAAAAGCGAATGCCGATGCAAAAGCCAAAGCGGAACGCATGCTTTCGCAAGGCAGCTCGAAGGCTAATGATACTGAACCAGCCAACCAAGGCCGTGGTGGTAACAGCAATCGCAAAAAGAGCCGAAAGAAAAACAGCATTGAGCACCTAGCCGAAGAAGACTTTAAACGCTGGCATGAATCGCTGTTCGAATATCAGCATGTCATGCGTAACAATATTAAGCAGCGTATTCGCAACATCCTTAAATCACGCCAAATCGGTGCGACTTACTATTTCAGCGGTGAAGCGTTAGAAGATGCAATTCTAACGGGCGATAACCAAATATTCCTTTCTGCTTCTCGCGCTCAAGCGGAAGTTTTCCGCAGCTACATTATTGCCATTGGCAAAGAGTTCTTAGACATCGAGTTAACCGGCAACCCGATCATTCTTTCTAACGGCGCAGAACTACGTTTCCTATCAACCAATAGCAAAACAGCCCAGAGCTACCACGGCCATGTTTATGTTGATGAATATTTCTGGATACCTAAGTTTGATGAGCTGAACAAACTTGCTTCAGCAATGGCTACGCATAAGAAGTGGCGTAAAACCTACTTTTCTACACCGTCTTCAAAAATGCACCAGGCTTACCCATTTTGGACGGGCGACCAATGGCGAAAAGGCAAAGAGTCTCGCGCCAAGATTGAATTCCCAACTTTTGAAGAATATCGCGATGGTGGCCGACTCTGCGACGATAAGCAGTGGCGTTATGTTGTCACCATTGAAGATGCCGCTAATGGTGGTTGTGACCTATTCGACATTGACGAACTTCGAGAAGAATACAGCCAAGACGACTTCAACAACCTGTTTATGTGTGTGTTTGTTGATGGTTCGCTTTCTGTCTTCAAGTTCTCTGACCTTGAAAAAGGCATGGTAGACGCGGCCCACTGGCAGGACTTCAAACCAAACAATAAACAACCCTTTGCCCGTAGAGAGGTTTGGTTAGGTTATGACCCATCCCGAACCCGAGACAATGCCTGCTTGGTGGTTGTGGCACCGCCTGCCGTAGCGGGTGAAAAATTCCGTGTATTGGAAAAGCACTATTGGAAAGGACTCAACTTCCAGTATCACGTTTCAGAAATCGAAAAAGTATTTCAACGTTACAAAGTCACTTACATTGGCGTCGATACCACGGGCATTGGTGGCGGTGTTTGGGACTTAATTTCTAAGAAATACCCGCGTGAGTCTCACGCTATTCACTACAGCAACGAAAACAAAAACCGCCTTGTGATGAAGATGATCGACATAGTAGAAGCCAAACGACTTCAATTTGATGCCGAACACAAAGACATTGCTATGGCATTCATGGCGATTAAGCGAGTACCAACCGCCAGCGGCAACGCCATGACATTCAAAGCGGAGCGCAGCCAAACCACAGGCCACGCCGATGCATTTTGGGCAATTTCTCACGCCATTATTAATGAGCCGTTAGACCACTCAACACCAACTAAATCAACTTGGGCAACTGCAGCATGACCGAGCAAACAGAAACTTTAGTCAAACAAGAAGAACAAGCACCCGAGTCGGTCTACCACATCGACTCCGCACCCGAAGCTATCGACTCTAATAGTTGGATGACTTCCTACTCAGATTTGTTTTACAACGATTCCGATAACTATTGGGAACCGCCAATTTCGCGCACTGGATTAGCCGACATTGCCAGAGCCAACGCCTATCATGGCTCTTTGTTGATTGCCCGGGCCAACTATGTGGTTGGTCGATTCCAACAAGGTGGCTCAACTCGCCGCAGGCATATTCAAGCTTTTTGCCGCGACTACTTCACCTTTGGTGATGGCGCTTTCTTAAAAATCCGTGATGGCTTTAAACGTGTAGTACGTTTGCACCCGTTACCTGGCATGTATTTACGTAGGCGCAAAAACGGCAACATTGTCATTCTTGAACGAGACAACCAACAGCGAGAATACCGCAAAGAAGATGTGATCTTCTTACCTCAGTACGACCCGCAGCAACAAGTTTATGGGTTACCCGATTACTTGGGCAGTATTCAGAGCAGCTTGCTAAATAAAGACGCCACTCTATTTCGTCGCCGTTACTACAAGAACGGGGCTCACATGGGCTTTATCTTCTACGCTTCTGACCCGAACCTAAGTGAAGAAGACGAAAAGAAGATGAAGGAAACCATTGCCAGCTCCAAGGGCGTGGGTAATTTCCGCAGTATGTTTGTGAACATTCCAAACGGCAAAGAGAAAGGGATTCAGCTAATCCCCGTGGGCGACATTGCCACTAAGGACGAATTTGAGCGAATTAAGAATATTACCGCCCAAGATATTCTAGTGGGCCATCGCTTCCCAGTAGGTAAAGCAGGGATCATCCCTCAAGGTACCACCAGTTTAGGCGACCCAATTAAGATTGGCAGTGAATACGCCAAAGATGAAATCATTCCAGTTTGTGAACTGATTATGGATGAAGTAAACAGCGACCCAGAAATCCCCAAACGGCTCCATTTAAAGTTTGATACCGATACGGGAACAACTGCATAAAACTGTACAAAAACACAGGCATTGACGTAATATTGTTCTGTCAGTCAGTTAAGTTAGGTCAATGTATGCGAGTTTATTGCAAATGTGGTGAACGCGCGATTGTAAGTAGAAGCATCGCTAAAGATGCCAATTGCGCAGATTTGTCTTGTTCCTGTTCTAACCCAGAGTGTGGGCACACCTTCGTCAGTGCTATCGGGTATAGACACTCTTTAAAACCGTCAAAGCTTCATATGGGAATTGGCGCGGCTAGCAACCCTTCTATATTTGGTAGCCGTGTTTTTTGTGGTTGTGGAGAACGGGCGGTAATCAAGAAAACTAACCGCCTATCCAACGATTGTGCAGACCTTTATTGCGAATGTAAAAATCCAGCATGTGAACATCAATTTGTTATGTCGTTATATTTTAGCCACACGCTGAGCCCATCATCAAAAACGACCAACGATTTGGCAGATTGCCTAATCAAGGTTTTATCTCCTGACAAGCGCGACCACTTGAAGCAACAACTTGCCTTGTTTTAGCACTTAACTCTTCCACAGGGGCAGCAATTAGCTGCCCTTTTTTATGTCCGAGGATCAGCGACAACAAAAACAGTCCGACTTCGTTGGCTTGATCGCAGTCGCAGCATGTATCGTCTGCGAGCGCACACAAAACCAACTCCTCTGCTTTTTGATGTAGTTCAGACATTTAGCCTCCTAACTGACGATTTACTGTATATTAATACAGTAGTTTTATGGTAACAAATTTATTTATTGAATTTCTCGCCTATACTGATAAGACGATTTATCTATCTAGCCGCAGCGAACTCTAATTACTCTAATGCTGTAGCGTTGTGATCCGCATCAAGGCTCATAACTCACTAACCATGGTTGGCACATCCATCTACCGAATCCGCCATATTTGGCGAGTGATAACGGAGCCTTATGCCAACTAACAATCGATACACCGACCCTATCATGTTGTTTTTCATACAAGAGCGACTACGACAACGGAAAACCCAAAAGGTACTGGCTCGTTTATCTGGCATCGAGTACCGCATGTTGCAACGTTTGGAACAAGGCGAACGACCTATAGATATTCGCCAAATGCGGTTACTATGCGCGGCGCTCAAAATACCTTTCTCTCATGTTGCATTGCACGAAGCGGTTACAGAATCTCGCCGTGAATTAATTCATTCGCTTCCGGTCAGCATTCGCAATGAACTGCTAGACCTCATCCATTCGATTCACCAGGAGCTGGAAAAGAAACGAGCTTGATACCTACGTTATGATGAGTTGCTAAACGCGCAACCCCTAAAAATGTAGATTGCACGAAAAAAATTGAGTTGGGTATGTCGGGGTTGCGACATTGCCAACAATTGGAAGGTATGTTAGCGCCAGTGGTTCTGGGCAAGCCTCCATCAAAGACAAGTATTGAATAAAGTACTTAAATCATGCCTCTACAAGGCTCGATGAATGCTATTGAGGAACCAAACGCAAAGGCCACCATTGACGTATATTGATGTATATTGATGGATATCTAGAGGTTTTCTGATAATATACAGGTTGTTGATACGTGATTTCGTAACAACTTATCCGAGAGGAAGTTATGAGTAAAAGACACCTATCAGCCGCTATGAAAGCAGCTGAAATAATGAGATATGGTCGAAAAGAGACAGAAACGATCTACATTCAAACTCCAATCCGTCGTCGTAAGCGTTCGGTAGGTGAGATTCGTGCAATGATGATGCAAGCATCTATCAATCGCTCCAAAGATTTAGCTTGATTACGGAAAACATGTCTAAGCAATACAATTTGATTTACGAAAAACTCGTAAAGAATGAAAACGATATCTTAGGCATCGTCGCCTACTCGGTGTATAAACGCCAAAAAATTGATTTCATAAAATCTCATACTGATAGCGAGCAAGAACCATTACCTGGTGACAAACTTGAATCATTCATGGCTATTTCCACGTCTGATGCTCAGCTCTCGTTCTATGAAGAAGCCGCAGCTAACATCTTAGATGAATATGCCAACCTTTCTGAGTCTGAGAAAATTGATGAACTCGAAGTTGGCTACAACGAGCAACTAGAGCAAAAAAGGAAGGACTACGAACGAAAGCTCAGGAATGCTAAATCAACTAACTTCATGTATGGAGTTTGGCAAAGTATTACAGCATCGATGTTAGTGATTTTAGTTTTAGGTGTATTTACTTTTATACTGTGGAGCAGCAAGCAAGGTTTCGTACCGATGATTGAAGAAATCTCTCAGAAAAAGATTCTCGACAAAGCTGAATACGAACAATTGCTAAAACAAATAGAGCTCACTCAAGGCGACCCTTCTGAATCCATTACTCAGCTTTAATTAAGCGGCCAGTCGCTTTCCAACTCAGGGAAGAACGAAAGGTCTGGTTGTTGGTATTCATCTTTTACTTGCTCAGGTTGAGCAAATAGTTGGTCCCACCCTTCAAAATCCATCCATTTCAGATCATCTGCAGGTGCACGGCTGACTTCGACAAGCTGTGCTGGGCGTTTATTGCCGTGTTCGTCTACCTCCGCAGGGCGGATTTGAAGACTTGTCTCGTTATCTACTTTTAGTGAGCTGCCTTTTAGCAATGCAGTTAAGGCAAACTCATCAATATTTGGTGGGCTATTCGCCAATATTTCATTTGGAGCTAATAACCTGGTTAGCTGATCGCAGACCTGTACTTTCTCGGGCTCCGTACAGTTATTGACAGAACTCCGAGAGGAGCCAGAGGCTCCAGAAAGAGCAAGAGCCCCCGCTTCAACATCATCGTTAACCTTGGACTTCTTCTGGATTGTCCAAACTTTGGTGCGTGTTTTGATGGTTTCTTCTGGTGTCGCGAAACCTTCAATTTTGCGAACGTCTTCCCCATGTGGTGAAGCAAACGGCAAAACCTCATAAGAGTTCACGATCAGCAAATCTTCACGTTTAACGAATGGGCCACCTTGCCCCATGATGTAACCTTGCCAGTTACCATGGTCGGCAGCTTTTAAAGTGTCTGTGATGCTTGCATCTTCTGACTTAGTGCGTGCTTGGTAGCTATCACCAATCACCTTCATCAACTCTTCATTGGTGATCAGCTTGCTCGGCTTGATAGGCCCAACCAAATCACGCTGTAACATCGAGTAAATAGTGAGTAGGTCGACGCGCTCTTGCATGAAGAGGTATTCCATAAACGCTTTTTTGTTCTGGTTAGCAAAGCGGCGTAATTCACGGTAAGTCGTAACCGGAGCACCACCGAAGAACTGGAACTGGCGAATGTTCCAACGGCTTTTCCAAGCACTCACATTCTTCGCCATGTCTTTAACTGACTTGCCAGTTTCGTCGGACACTTCATCGTCCATAGCGAAACCGTCGATGTTTTTGGAAATGTATTTAGCGATGTATCCTGTTGCGGTGCCTAACTCTGGGTCAATTTCACCTACATCACAACGAGCCGAGTGATCAAACTTGCCTTGTTTATCAAATAGCTCATGCTTGTCTTCTTTCGTTGCGTAATCGACAAATATTTCTGTAACTAACTCTTTGTCCTCTGGCTTAACCCAGATAAGCAAGTGCCAGTGTGGTGTGCCATCGTGATGCGGCTCTGCAACGCGAACCCCAAACCAACGGATGTCTTTGCGGCCTAACTTGGCACGGATTCGTTGCCATACATTGTTTAAGTACGTTTGTGCATCACGTGGGCTTGCGCCGTTCCAGTGACCAATGAAACCGCCTTTCTTGTATGAGTTGTGATATTTAGCTGGCGTGGTCAGCGTTAAGAACAAACCTTGTAAACCAAGCTCGTTACCAATGTCTTCACAGCCACGACAACGCACCATTAATTCATGACGACGTATCGCAGGGTTAGCCACACTCTTTTTGACCATATCCCACAAATCAGCTTCTTCACCTGTTTCTTCATCTAATAGCTGACACTGTTTGATGTATTCATAGTTGGCCGTTTGCTGTTCTTGGTGTTCACGAACACAATCCCAAGACGCATACGGTGAAGCCTTAGAAGATACTTGTCCCATTGCAATGGCTAGGTGCTCACGCATAATTTTGCGGATTTTATTAAGACGGCCACACCACCACTTCTCGCTGATCAGCCTTGAGATGTCTTGTAGGGCAGATAGTTCGGATTGGTCTTTGTACTTGCGAGGAGGCTTAACACCAAAAGTATCGGTCACGAACTTAGCTACTTGCTCATAGGTGAACACCACCGCCATGGTGGTACCAAGCTCGGTCTTTGCGTGATATTTGTCGCTTTCCAATCGAAAAAAGCGATCAACAATGACAGAGATTTTAAAAGCCATCTCTTTGATTTCAGATGGCTCAAGCTCTGCGAGTAATCGATTTTTTACTGGCTTGCGATTTTGTTCTACCTTGTCAAAATCAAAGTACGCTTGCTTATTGTTGGCAAAGTCACTTTGCTCAGTGTCGCTAAACTCTTCACTAAGCAAAGAAACCTTTTGGGTTGTCGGTAGTTTTTTGTATTTGCGCAAAACCATAAGCGCACGCTCTGCAGCTGGCCCCATGCGCTCACGCAAAAAGATGTTCGCTTCTCTTCTGCTTTTCTTTTCGAAAACTGAAATGTAACGAGTCACGAAGTACTTGGTTAGGTAATCCGGTAGGTCTTTAATTCTTTCTCGTGCCCACTCGAAGTCTTCTGGGTTCGCTTCAAATAGTTTGCGTTCCGTAACACTCATACCCTCCGGTTCACGATCAAACACAGGGCGTTCTGCCAAAGACTCTACCGCTTTAGGTTTTTGCGGATAAACGTGCAAATGCCCCCATTGCTGACAAGCGATGGAGGCTGCACGTTTTTGCGACTCGGTGAAGGTTGGTTTAGCTGTGTTTTTCATTGTGCTAATCTACTAATTTCATAATTTTACTAAGGCTTAAAATGAAAACTGAGTTACTTAATGATTCATTCAATCTCAATTACTTTGATGGAATGTTGCTTGAGCACATCGAAGACAATTCAAATAGTTTTGGTGGGAAGGAAATGACCGTTGCCATCCTTCCACCTATCGAACCAAAGAAATACCTCAAACCGCTACGCCCTTACCGAACCATCACTGCAAATGGATTAAACGAGTTCATCTCAATTACCAACTTTTTAGAAGAAAACGGACTAATCTGCATAAACAAAGCCTCCGACTCAATTGAAGGATTTGATCATGTTTTCTTTATTCCCGAAGAAGAATTCATTGAGATATATCCCGAAAGTGACCCTGAATATGAACAGAAGCTAGACGCGATCCGAGCCATGTTTAGAAAATGATTCAACGACTTTCTTACCCTCTTTTATAGCGATTTTTACAGCTGAGATTGAGGGTAAATCTCCATCCTTAATCTGCTTACGAATATACGTTTTCAAATATGGGTTTAAGTTACTCATACTGCTTCCTCTGACTTAATACCTTCAGGCGTCCAACCGTGAATGTCACATTGCGTACCAAGAATTGCTGCCTTAGTTTCACCAACTAGCAAACCTTCGATTGTGATTTGGCAATGTGGGCAACCGCAGAAATCCCCACCGCATTCACACAGCTCTTCACTGCAATGACGGGCGTATGTGTACGGCTTCAGCTTTAAGCAGTCTTGGCAAAGGACGTGTTTTGGATCACTCATACTTCCTCCAGTTCTTGAGTTGTAACCAACATAAAACCACCTTTCCCCTTTCCCTTGCTGATCACCCCTTTGTGTAGGTGAGTGCAACTTAGGTCTTGGCAAGCTTGTTCAATTGCCACTTCCATTGATTCAAAGTCGCCAACCAAAACATTGGCGACTTCTTGTGTTTCTTCATGGCGGATAACACCGCCACCAGAGCAAAGCATTACTGCTGCGTATTGCATGATGGTTCCTCCATTCCTAGGTACCTTTTGGCCTTCCAAATGAATGCGTACTGGGCAATTGGATCATCTAAAAACTCACTGAGCTTTGACTCTGGAATCGTAATTGAAACACCCCAACCATCGTTGCCCGTAAAGGTGACATAAACTGCTCTGGCTGAATTTACCCATCCTGCATTTGTGACTTTCAGTTTTTCTCCGTGGCTTACAAATTCATGCAGCATCACATCGCCTCCACTGTTGGATGACCATGTAGCGGCTCACAGTCTCTCCACCACATTTGCATGGTTGCGTTTTGGCTAGTGCTTTTGGTGCAAGCAGAAACAAAGAAAAGTGCGCGAATTGCGCCTAAAGCTTGATGATGCATTGCGTTATCAGTTGATTGGTTGAATACAACAACCCAGAAAACCCACCAAGCAGTAATAAAGTCTTCAAGACATAACCCTTGCTCAGTACCATTCACGTTGACCAACATAGCGCGAGTAGAATCAAGCTGAAGCATTGCGCCTTGGCTTGAATCAACGCCTTTGAACACACGGATGAACTGTTCAATTTTGCGAGTGGTAAAGCCTTCACCACGAAGGCCATACTCTAAATCTTTGCGAAATACGGTGATCATGCTCATGCCTTACCCCTCAATAACTGACAAGCAGTACTGTTCGAATTGAAAAAGTGCTTCATCGTCCCAACGACCAAGATCACGCAGAGCAAGCATTTCAATAAACAAGCTGCGATTTTTCATGTCTAGCTGCGACCAATGGTGTAGCTGAGGTTTCGCATTCTCGTTTTGATAAGAGCGATACCAGCTCACATAGGTATGAGCGAAGAAGACACGAGCCCGATCACCTTGCATGGCTTCTTTGATGTCAGCTAAAACTTCTTCTAGTGGGCGATGGGTTTGAACAGGTGTCAGCTTTTTAGCAATCGCATCTAACTGGATAACAATCTCTTCCTGCTGTGCGGTGCTGCTTTTTTCAAAACGTGCAGCAATCTGTTCAAATGATGTATTGAATAGGTGGACGTAGATATTGCTCATGCTTCCACCCCCGCGATAGTTTCAGAGGCTTCATGCGCATCAGCAATTATGTCGATCAGTTTATCTTCAATTGCCAACAGCTCTGCTAGAGCGTTGTCGCTCTGCAAGAAAATATTTTCATTAACTGTTAAGCCGCCTTCTGGCTTCAATGAGCTTGCGCGAACACAAACACAATCTACAGAAGCTGCGTAGTCGACAGAGGTATGAATTAAGTCTTTGTTGGTGATTGCCATATTCATGATGGTATTAATCACATCCATAAGATCACGATTGGCAATTACATCTACTAGTTGGCGACTCTTATTAGCTAATACTTCAGGTGGTAAATCATCATGCTCAATAATGCCGAAGTTCTTTGGCAGAACAGAGCTCAACGCAAATGCTAATTTACGTTGATGGCTCAATGTGCTGTCGTGAATTTGTCGAGCTTTGGTTAAGAACTCCATGGCTTCTTGGTGAAGTTCTTTTGCTTGCTCAAGTTCAGATTTGTTTTCGTTCATCTTCTATGCTCCTACGCTAAGACGAAAAAAAGCCCCCTGTTACAGGGGCAAATGGCTGGCTAGGCTGTTAATTAACTTTGCTGATATCGGAATGTTTTAGACGGCGAACATCACCCACTTTGCGGTCGAACTTCATCACCATCTCTTTAAGTAGCTGCATTCCAGAACGGACTTTTTGCAACTCAAGGTCATCGAATGAATCAAACTCACGGCTGTAATCTTTTGGTGGCATACCACCTGCAATCAGAATTAAGCCACGGCTACGATCACTCATTTCGTTATACATATCGCGTAGCTTTCTACGCTTTGCACTTTTATCGAAAAGCGACTTACACGCGGCAATGCTATCTGCTGCGCTCGGTACTTGGGGCTGCGTTTCTTGTTGTCTGGCTAACTGACTCATGGCGTTCATATCCTCTTAATCGGACTCAGGCTGTTTAGGCTAAGCCTGGAATAGGTGCACCATTAGCCAGAAAATCTGTGCCAAATTGCATTAGTGGCTGCAGGCCTGTGGTGCGGTGTTCAAGGTCATTGATAAGCAAAACCAGATTGCCCAAAGCGGCTTGCGCCTTGGCTAAGGTTTTGCGTTTAGTAGATCGCGGTAAACGCTCTGCGGTGCACATGGCTAACGCATCGCTAGAAAGCTCACCAGAGTGGGCGTTTAGCTGAAGAACCCTTTCAAGCAAGTTGAGTTCGTCTTCGTCTTTTGGAAGTGGAATGGTTACAACACCATCATTGGCAAATAACGTGTTTACGATTGAGTAGTCACCAGAAACGCGGCTGATTAACGCTAACTCAACTGGCTTAAGTACATGCGGTTGGTTCGGATTCAGCTTGTTGCGAAGCATCGTGCCACTTAGCTCTAACTTACGAGCTATCGCTTCAACATCGTGATTGACGACAAAATCACAACAAGCCGCATCAAAAGTTTGTTGTTTGCGTTCGCGTAATACACACATTGAGTTATTTGCGTCCATAACCAATACTCATTTAAAGAAGAAAGGAACGAAAACGAATGACCAGCCGATGATATTCAGCCAAAGCGGACATTTGTTTGGGTAGTTTTCTTCCCAAGACTCACTCATTGCATTTTGCTGAGTGAGTTTGGTTTTAGGTGGGATAGCAGAGCTCATACTTGTTGCTCCGCTGCACGTTGGTAAAGCTTGACCAAGTTGATAAGAACGCTGCCGCTTCTGCCTTTCTTCTCTAGAACTGGGATTTCACCTGCAGTGATAGCGCGGTCTAAGGAAGATGAAGACCAGCCAGTGCGACGGATAAACTCTTTTTTAGTACAAAAAGGTGCGTCTACCGCTATTTGAATAGTTGCCATAAGTGGTATCCTACTTGTTTGAGTGTATTTGATGGCGATTGAGTGAGATTGGTTAGCCATCATCTTGTATGGGATAAACTTACGATCAAATTCTTTCATTTGCAAGATTTAAATTTAAAAGCCAGCTTTAGATCTCATATGAAGGTATTTTTAGGATTGTTTGTCATTTAAGTAAAAGCAGGTTTGCTATATGAGTAGATTAAAAGCAAAAGTTCCTCCATTTGAGTACTTGAAGGGGCGGGAATTTACCGAAAAGCTAAAAGAAGTGACTGGTTGTAAGACTTATGAGCTTATGAGTGACTACTATGGCGTACCTAGTTCTACGTTTTCGACTTGGCATCACCATGATCGGACAGGATTCGAGTTGATTGTGAGGGAGCACCTAAAGTCTGGGGCTTCTGTTAGGTACCTTGCCCTTGGTGAAGGTAAACCATTCGATGACGAGCAATCCCCAGCGGACTCCATTTCAATTAACATCATTCTCAATGGGAAGCTTGAAGAAAGAGGCTCTCTTTCAATCGACTCACTTACTCTTGATGGTTATGGGTTGAAAGCAAGTAAAACCATTATCGTCGAGCACGATGGTCAACGATGCTTTATTAACTCAGAAGAAACCCACGCTACTTCTGGTCGTTACCTGATAGAAATAGACGGCGCTCACTCTATAAACCAAGTTCAAAGATTACCTGGTAAGAAGCTCGCAATAAGCTTTGGGAACTCGACTATTGAAGCAACAGAAGAAGACATAAATGTGCTTGGTCGAGTAACAATGAGCATGATTAAAGAGTAAAGCAAACATCCACTTGCTTCGGCTCACAAATGCGCATCATGTTTCATCAATGCTTATCTAAGCCAATGTTTTTAAGTTAATATCTAGCTTTATTTATAGGCTAGGAGCAACTCATGACGAAATCATTATTAACATTAACAGCATTATCAGCACTGACCCTTGTAGGCTGCTCTGAGTCAGAACCTGAATTCAGCGTTAATCAGATTACAGTTTCAGACTTTGCATACACGATGAATGAACAACCTGCCGTTTCAATAACATTTGGAAAAGATAACGACAATTTCTGTGACGTTACTCTTTATCGAGACGACATTGTTCAAGGTTTTTCATCGACCTTAGAGAACAAATCTAGTGGCAACCTTTCATCTAGCTGCACTTGGAATAAAGCCTATTATGTTCAATCATCGAAACACCCCACTTTGGCGTCTCTGACTATCGACAAACTAGACAAGGTCAATCAGACAGCAAATATCAAAGCTTCACTCAAACTAGTTAACAGCAAAACATTAGATGACTTCTTTGAAATTGATGATGTTGAAATAAAAGTTTCAGGTGAACAGTTCATGAACCTAATAACTAAACCTGTAGAGTAAACTGCACAAATTTCTGATATGAGCGTTCGTAAAGTAGAAGACGGCAACAAAAAACCATGGATTTGCGATGTTCGTCCAAATGGCCGCAATGGTAAACGTGTAAGAAAACGCTTCGCCACAAAAGGCGAAGCGCTTGCGTATGAGAAGTTTGTTTTAAAAGAAACCGACGACAAACCATGGTTAGGTGAGAAAAGCCAAACTCGTAGCCTGTTGGATATGATCGACTTATGGCAAGAACGCCACGGCCAATCACTTGCCCATTCCAAATACACTTACAATAAGTTGAAGGTTATGGGCTTGGCGTTAGGCGACCCGCTTTATCATAAGCTCACGGCAACGATGTTTACTGAATACCGCACTCGCCGCCTTGCAGGTGAAGTCGCAGATTTGAATGGCCGAAAGGTTGAAGTGTCTTTTCGTACCTGCAACAACGAACAAGATCTACTGAATGCTGTGATTGTCGAGCTGCAGCGCATGGGAGAGTGGAAAGGCGAAAACCCTTTGAAAGCTGTCCGCCAATTCAAACTGCACGAACCTGAAATGGAATTTCTCACCATTGAGGAAATGCAGAACCTTATCACAAAGGCAGAGGCACACGAATTCCATGATGACATGCATAAGATTATTAAACTTTGTTTGGCTACAGGTGGTCGCTTTCGCGAAGCATCCCGACTAACGGGCGCTCAAATCACAAAATACAAAGTCACGTTCACTCAAACGAAAGGTAAAAAGAATCGCTCGGTACCGATCAGCCCCGAACTTTACGAAGAGATTTACAAGGAAGGTTCTGGCCCATTGTTTAGCATTGGCTATTCGACCGTTTACCGATTCATTGTGAGAAACGTTCCACGACTAAAACAGCAAGCGGCCCACGTTCTGCGCCATACTTTTGCGTCTTACTACATGATGAACGGCGGCAACATTATCGCCCTTCAACGCATCCTTGGTCATAGCGATATTAAGCAGACCATGCGATACGCACACCTCGCCCCAGATCACCTAGAAGATGTGGTCACAAAGAACCCGTTAGTGAATATCAAACAAGCGGTTTCTGTGGACACTAAAAAGGCAGTATGA